ATACATTACTGTTGATTGTGCCTGTCTTTGTATGTATGACGAAGATATGGATTTAATAGGATTTAGCAAGGAGTTTATTGAAAACAATGGAAAAGCTTAGTATATCTGATAAGGAGAAGCTGTTACATAAAGCTTCTAAGGATTTAATACTGTTTGGTAAGTTATTTTTACCAAATGATTTTTTACATAAATCAGCATCACCTCCTTTTCATTATGACCTTGGTAAAAAATTAATTAGTACAAAACCTGGAGCACGTATCTGTAATGTGCTTCCAAGAGGTTTTGGAAAATCAGTATTAATGAAAGCTGCTATAATGCATAAACTATGCTATACTCCACAAGACCAGTCTATGTTTATGGCGTGGGTAGCTGAAGAACAGGGTCAGTCTATTGACCACGTAAAGTATATACGTTCACATTTAGAAACAAATCAAGCTATACGACACTACTTTGGAAATCTATGTGGTGGTGATGAAGGCAAGAGATGGACCGAAAAAGACCTTATAACGACAAAAGGGCATCGTATTATAGCTAAAGGTACTTCACAGCGTCTAAGAGGGCGTGCAGAGGTAGATACACGATATACTGGTATTATCTTAGATGACTTTGAATCAGAGTTAAACACAAAGACTGCTATACGTAGAGATGAGATTAAACAATGGATTGTATCTACAGTATACCCATCACTAGAAGAAAGCCCTGGAAAAGAAGGGTGGATATGGTTATCAGGAACGATTGTACATTATGACGCATTCTTACAGAATATTGTAGATGGATGGAAAGATGCAGACAAAAAGAAAAAGAAATACCCATGGGATTTAACCTTTATTAGAGCTATTGAAGATGGAAAGCCTGCATGGGAAGAACAGTTTCCTCTCTCTAAACTTAATCAGAAAAGACAAGAATACATAGAAGCAGGGAAAATTGACAAGTTCGCTCAAGAATATTTAAACGACGCTAGAGATGCTGCTTCTGCTTCTTTTAAAATGGATAATATACACTACCATAGTTATGACTTCCACACAGATGGACAGTTTACTTATCTGAAAGATGAAAAAGAAATGATACCTATTTACACATATATGGGAGTAGACTTAGCACATACGGCATCAAGTACATCAGACTACCAAGTAATTGTAGTGATGGGAATAGATGCAAACAAAAATAGATATGTTATAGACTATTACCATGATAAGATACCAGCATTTGATATGCCAGAGCAAATACTAAAGATGGCAAGAAAATATTCACCGATACGTAGATGTGCTGTAGAAACAGTAGGTGCACAGGAAATGGTAAGAGATATGGTAGAACGTATGGCTAGAAAAGAAAAAAGACTACTTCCTGGTATTAACAAGGGGGTAAGACCTCCACATGGTATAAAAAAAGAAGACAGGCTAGAGATGTCCTTGGGTAGTGTTATCAATTCTAAGAAGCTTTACATACGAAAAGAACACTCTGAGCTAATAGATGAAATCTTTGAATTTCCTAAAGGAAAGCATGATGACTTGCTTGATGGATTGTATTATGCAGATTTCTTTGCAAAGCCTCCTAGAAGTAAAGCTATTCAAAACGATGAGTACGAAAGACCTGATGATTTTCCTACGCAAGCACGTACAAAAATAAATTGGATGACAGGATTAAAAATATGAGATTTCGACCATTGGGCTGTTTTAAATTACAGAGGGTTATGGTATCTGAATATAAAATAGAAGATTACCTAGGCTACTTAAAAAGGGTAGAAGGGTACGCAAACAAAGTAGGGGACAAATTTTTTCCATACGATTCACCTGAAGGTGGATTAAAAACTATTGGGTATGGATACAAGCTAAAAACGCTTGAAGAACAGAATACATTTGAAAAAACAGGTTTAAGTGAAAAAGAGGTAGAAGACCTCCTATGGCATGAAGCACAAGTATCTTTATTAAAAGCAAAGAACTACTGCCTTAGCAAGAATGAAAAATGGACTAAAGTAGACGATAGGCTGAAATACGCCTTAGCTGACTTCTGTTTTAACTTGGGAGGATTAAAAAAGTTCCCAACTACTGCAAAACATTTAATGAAAAACAATGTTGAAGGTGCAATAGAGGATGACCCAGGTAGACCAGGCTTTAAGCAGTATGAGAGAGTGTTTGTAGATACAGAGGGTAAAAGACAAAAGCTTGGTAGAAATAAAGAATTTTATAATGAGTTTTTAAAACCATATATGGAGAAAGCATGAAAATAGATACACAAGGTTTAGGTAGAAGACTTTACAATTTTACCAATAAAAAAACAAAAGACTTTATGAAGAGATTTACTGTTAAATCTGAAAACGAAAGAAGACAGCAGTATAATGCTCAAAGAGATGCAGGCAAAGTAGACTATGTACCATCAAGAGGCGTAATGAAACAAGAAAAAGCTATCAAGGAAGATAGAAAACGCAGACAACAAATGAAGGTTAAATAATGTCAAAAATTCAAGAAGATTCTAAAGCAAGAGAAAATAGAGAGATTTTTCAACGATACGCTGAAGCAAGAAGAGATTGGGATGTAGAAGCTAGAGATGCGATTGATTTTACTTTAGGTAATCATTATACAGCTGAAGAATCAGAAATATTACAATCTATTGGTCAAGCTGACTTTACGATTGACAGAATTTACGCAGCCATTGATAAGTTAAAATCATTAATGACATCACGACCTGTAAAGTTTGGTGTTACTGCTAGAGAAGATTCAGACACAAAATTAGCAAATGTGTGGAGAACGTTATTAGAATATATCTATGATATATCCGATGGGCAGCATCACTTCAAACAAGCTGTACACGATTATGCTACTGCTGGTATTGGTTACTTTTATGCTTATATAGAGCCAGAAGCAGATTATGGTAGAGGTGAAGTAATGTTCACACACGTAAATCCATTTAGAGTGTACGTAGACCCTGCTTCTAGAGACAGGTATTTTAAAGATGCTGCAAATATTTTATTGTCTACAATACTAACCAAAGAACAATTATTAGATTTATACCCAGACGTAGAAGAGTTTCTACCTAATATTGAAACACACAATATGTCTGATTATTATGATGATTACCCTGACTCTCAGCAAAAGAACTCACAAAACGTGTTTACTCCTGCTGAAGTAGAAGATAAAGATTATGAAAGTACAATAGCACAACGTTATCGTATTATTGAACGTTTCAGCAAAGTTAGAGTTCCATACTACAGAGTAGCCGACCAACAAAACAATACTGAATCAATTATGAGTCAAGAAGCGTTTCAGATATTTGCTGCTGAAAATGAAGTTCAGTTTAACAATAATACATACGCTTTTGTAGAAATACCACAAACAAGAATTAAAGTTACAGCATCATTAGGGCAAGTCCTTTTATATGAAACTATATTGGACACTGATACTTATCCTATCGTTCCTATACCAAATATATGGACTAATACGCCATATCCTAAATCAGATGTGAATAAAGTTAAAGATATGCAAAGATTGCTGAATAAGCTATTCTCTCTTGCATTATCTCATGCTCAAACTTCTGCTGGTCTAAAACTATTAGTACCACAAGGAAGTGTGGAAAGTATTTCACAACTTGAGAAAGATTGGGCTAATCCTAATGCTGTAATTGAATACGACCCAAGTTTTGGAGAACCACATTTTCCTTCTCCACAACCTTTGACAAGTCAGTTCTATGCTCTTATCAATCAAGTAGAGCGTTATATTGATTTAAACTTTGGTGTTCCAGAGTTATTACAAGGATTTAAAGAAGGTGCTCCAAGCAGTGTTCGTGGAACAATGTTGTTAGCACAAATGGGAGAAGGTCGTGGTGCTTCTAAGTTGCGTGACATAGAAATGGGATTACAGCAACTTGGGAAAGTTTTATATCAAATGTCTAAAGAACATTACACATTTGAGAAGAAGTTTAGAATTGTACAACCTAATAATGACATAACACAATTTGCTATTAACAATAGAATGTATGATGATAAAACAAAAGAATTGGTCAAAATAGAAAATGATATTACTTCTGGACAGTTTGATGTTCGTGTTGTATCTGGCTCAACAATGCCAAATAACAAGCACGCTGAATATCAAATGTATTTAGAAGCATTTCAGCTAGGGTTAATTGACAGAACTGAAGCGTTAAAGAAATCGGAAATCTTTGACAAAGAAGGTGTCTTGCAGCGTACTGGAGAAATTCAGAGAGCACAGCAAGTCATAGCTCAATTACAAGACCAAATAAAAGTTCTTTCTGGAGATTTACAGACTGCCCAGAGAGAGTCTATGTCTGACAGAAAACGTGTTGAGGTTCAGAAATTTAAGACTGACCTGAATAAAGTGGTTACTGGGGCAAAGGCTCAACAGAAGGTAAATACAGAAAGAAGCAAACGTCAAGAAGAACAACAGGTGCAGGCTGGAATAAATTCATTACTGTCAGAAGATATTGGTGAACAATAAACAGCACATCGAAGGGAAATAAAATGAGTGACGAATATATAAATGAAAATGAAACTTTAGAAGGTTCTGAAACTTCTGAAAATAATGTTATAAGTGAGCCAGAGAGTCAACAGGATTTGAGTTCCGACGTACCACAAGAAGATGATGTACGTAAATTCCAGTCTATGTATGACAAAGCTCAGGCTGAGTTAGACAAGGTAAAACCAGTAGCAAAGCTATTTCAGGATAATCCTGAACTGGTAGACGTTGTTAGAAGCCACTTAACAGGGGGTAAAGGACAGGACAAAGAAATAAAGATAAATGAAGAGGAGTTTAATCCTTGGGATGCGTATACAAACCCAAACAGTAAATCCTATGCATTAAGACAGCAAGAAATTGATGACGCTGTAAGTTCTAGAATGAGTGACTATATGGGTCGCTTAGAGGCACAACGTCAAGTTGATTCTCTTAGAATGAGAGCACAGTCAGAGTTTAAGCTATCTAATAGTGATGCAGAAGAGTTTGTAGAGTTTGTAACAAAACCTAAAGACCAACTACCTCTAGACACATTGTTCAATGTATGGAATACAAATAAAAATGGTTTACCACAGTTAAATCAGAATATTGAAAGCGTAAAGCGAACACAACAACGACCAAAATCAGCTGGACTAGTTCAAGGTGGACAACCTCCTAAGAAATCTGATGAGGACAATATGTGGTCCAATATTATGAAAGCAGGTAACCCTAATTCTATACGTGGCAATATTAAAAAATAAAATCGTAAAGGGGAAATAAAATGGCAATAACAAGTGGACAACTTAAAGCAAGTAATCTTACTGCTTCCACTACAGCAACTGGTGCAGTAGGCACTGGTGTTGCTCCTGACCAAAGAAGACTGTTTAACTTCAGTGATAGAATCGCTGAATTAGCACCTGAAGAATCACCATTCTTCGTGTACTTATCAAAAACAGCTAAACTTCCTACTGACGACTCTTTGTTCCGTTATCTTGAAGATAGGTCAAAGATTAGTTATACAAGTAGAGAGTTCTTCATTAAAGGAGCTGTAGGCACTGTAGTAGCAGGTACTAACTATAATGTAACTGTGGAAACAGCTACATCAGGTGGGGCATCTGTAGACTTCCTAGTAAAAGGAATGGTAGTTGCAGTGAGAACTGTTGGATTAGCAGACACAGCAGGTTATGGAAATGCAATCTTAAGAGTAGAATCAGCAGTATCAGATAATGGTGCAGATTCTTCTTTTACAGCTAAATGTATTTCTGTATCAGGTGCGTCTGGTTCAAACAGCATAGCCGACGAAGACAGATGTCAAGTAATCGGTTCAGCATACGCAGAAGGTTCTGGTTCTCCAGACGTATTCTCAGAAAGCATTGACGATGGATTTGGATATACTCAAATCTTCAAAACTGCTGCTGAGGTTACAAACACTGCATATGCAACTCAACTTCGTGGATATTCAAACGAATTTGAAAGAGTGTTAGCTATGAAAATGAGAGAACACAAAATCGATATTGAAAGAGCTATGCTTTTTAATCAAAAAGCAAGAGTAGATGGTATTCAATATTCAGAAGGTCTAGTAGGACACATCATTAAAAACAGTACTTTTAAAGCTGGAGATGCAGCTTTAGAATATGAATCAGGTAAAGCATACGCTAAAACTTATGCTCCAGCTGAATTAACTTATGATGCACTATTAGGTGACTTTGAAGTACTATTTGACCCAGCAAGAGGTGGAAGTAACGAAAGATTAGCATTAGCTTCTCTACCAGTTATTTCTTACTTCAACAAAATGGGTGGAGCAGGATTTGCTGAGAACTCAACAAACGGCTCACAGTACAGATTAAACATGGATGAACTATCAGGACAGTTTGGTCACCAGTTAATGGAAATCAACACTATCCACGGTTCTGTATACATGGTTAAAGAACCATTGTTTAGAGGACACTCATCTGGATTAATGATGATGGCTGATATGAGTAAATTATATTACAGACCATTAGTTGGTAACGGTATTAATAGAGATACTCAAGTTATGACAAATGTACAAAGTGCAGATGAAGACTTGAGAAAAGACATGATTCTTACAGAAGCAGGTCTTGAGGTATGTTTACCAGAATCTCATTACTTAATCAACGTGGAAGGAGTATAACATGGCTAGAAATGCATATTTAGAACAAAATAGTGGTGTTAGTGACTTCAAACTAAAATACGAAGAGATTGCAGCAGCTAGAACTTTAACTGCAGCTGACTCAGGAAAAGTATTCGGAATCAATCAGGCATCTGCCTATGAGATTACTTTACCTTTAGCAGCTACAGCAGGTGCTGGTTGGAATGCTAAGCTAGTTTTATCAGTAAAAGCTGCAAACGCAGTAACTATCGCTAATGATACAGCTGAAGATACCATTATTGGTATGACAGTTGGAGCAGATGGTGGAACTGGTAATTCTACAGATTCAACAGCAGTTGATGAAATCGTATTTATTAGTGGTGCTGAATTAGGTGACACAGTTGAATTATTTTGCAACGGAGTAAATTTCTTTGCAAAAGCTGTAGCACATGATGTAGCACATATTACTATATCATAATACAACAGTATAAGCTACTGGGGAGGGCGTTTAAACGCTCTCCCAAAAGCTTAAAAGAATTTTAAAATAACAGGAGAATAAAATGGCAGATTATAGTGGAGCTAATGTAAAGATTATTATTAATGACTTAAGTGTAAAAGCAGACAGTCAGTCTGGTTCATTAGCAAATGATATTAAAACATTTGTAGCAACTCTTTCTGATAATACTATTGTATCAACAGAGGCAGTAAAGCTTGATGCAACAAGAGTGGCATACATAATTTTATATACTTAATAGATGAATTGTCAACATTGTAGTACACCAAACCCAGAAGGTATGTTTAACTGTTCTTCTTGTGGTAAACGTGCACATCCATCAAAGTGGAGTACACAGTTTGTTGTAAGAGATACTCCTATGGCTACAGCTATTAGAAAAGACCAAATTAGTTTTGGCTCTAAGAATATGGGAGACCATATAAAAGAGACGCAGAAAAAAAATGCGAAAGATAGAGAAAAGAAGATAAACTCACTTATTAAGTGGAAGTAAATTATAGGGACATAAAATGTACGCAAAGACAGTAACTAAAAAGAAGTATGGCAAGAAAAAAAAGAAAGTCAACAAAAAGAAAAAGAAGTAGTAAACCGACTCCTAAAAATAAAGCTTTATACTCAAGGGTAAAATCAGCTGCTAAACGCAAGTTTGATGTTTACCCTTCAGCTTATGCTAACGCATGGCTAGTTAGAGAGTATAAAAAACGTGGTGGTAAGTAT